TCACCCCAGCAGCTTGGCCTCGACCTCGGCCATGGCGTTCTGGTGGTCGGGCGACGGGAACAGGTGGCCGTAGCGCTCCATGGTCATCTGGATCGAGGAGTGGCCCGCGAAGGTCATCACCTCCTTGATCGAGAAGCCCTGCTCGATCCAGAGCGACACGGCGAAGTGGCGCAGGTCGTGCCAGCGCAGCTTCACGCCGACCTCCTCCTGCAGCTTTCGGAACCGGGATTGCGTGTTGGTGTGCTGTAGGACGCCGCCGCGTGGCGCGGGGAAAACCAGCCCGAGGTCGCTCTTCGGGCAGCGCAGTTTCCAGCGGCGCAGGGCGTTCAGCACCATCGGCCCGGCCGGGATGTCGCGATAGCCCGCGCGCGATTTCGGCTCGCCCATCTGGTTGTAGGCGTCGGCGCGCTGGCGCACGTGGATGAAGCCCTGCTCGAAATCGACGTCCTGCCAGCGCAGGCCGCGCAGTTCCGAGGCGCGCAGGCCGGTCAGAGCCGAGACGATCAGGTGCGGCTTGAAGTCGTCGTCGGCCGCCTCGATCAGCGCGCGGATCGTCTCCTTCGAAGGCACCGGCGCCTTGTGGTCGATCCGGCTTGACTTGATCACGCGAACGCCGTGCGCGGCGTTGGTGAACAGCTGGCCGTTGTCGATGGCGTGATCGAGCAGCAGCTTCAGCACCGAGAGGACGCGGCGGGTCAGATGCTCGGACCGGCCGTTCAGCAGCAGCCGGTCGCGGAACTCGTTCACATGGCGGCGAGTCAGCTGGACGATCAGCTTGTCCCCGATCCCGACCTGCGCGTCCGTGACGTGCAGCCGAACGTAGTCGCTGTAGCCGCGGAGCGTGGATCGCTCCATCCGCCGCCCCGTCTTGCAGCGGACCTCGCAATGGTCGAGCCACGCCTTCGCGGCGTCGGCCACGGTGATGCTCTCGCTGTCGGCCAGATAGGTGTTGTTGGCGACGAGCGAGCGGACCTTCACGAGATAGACGTCGGCATCCTTCCGGCGCGGGAACAGCTTCGAGCGGCGCTTGCCGGCCTGGTCGGTGAAATCCACCTGCCAGCGCACCAGGCCCGAGGGCAGTGTTCGCTTCCGGATCGTCGCCATCCGATTTTCCCTATTCCTGACAATGCGTTGAGCATCGTCAGCCTTCCGCATTGCCATTCTTCTTCCGGCATAGCGAGGCGAAACCGACCGCCTCGGAAGCCGGTAACAGATTTTTACTCCGAAACCCTCTTGTGCGCCAGATGTTTTGGACCTAAAGTCGGAAACAAGCTCAGGAGACCCCGCCGCGATGGCAAAGCTCAGCGACCTCATCCCCACCCTCGCGCAGGTGCTGCCGATGCCCGAGCAGACGGTGGCGATGTATGCGCGGCACCTTCGGGAGGCGCGCCTGCTCTCGACCGGGGGGCGCGGGCCGGGGGCGGCCAAGATGACGGCGACGGATTGCGCCCGTCTGCTGATCGCCATCATGGCCGCGGACCAGGTGAAGAACGCTGTCCGTGCCGTCGAGACGTTCTGGCCGCTGCCGCAGGAGGAAATCATCACGACGGTGGACCTGCCCGAGGACCAGCGGGAGGACTGGGCGCCGCTGCCGCTACCGATCCTCGACATCATGATGCCGGATGGCGCGGAGGAGCAAAGCTTCGGAGAAACCGTCGCAGGTCTGATCGAGGCAGTGCGGCTCGGCATCCTGACGGAGACCATGGCGCACCTCACGGACGCCAATCTCCGTGTCGAAATCGAACGCCGGTTCCACACCGGCAAGATCGCCTTCCAGTACGACGAGGACGGGCGGGGCTATCCGCAGCTCGCAATGCTCGCCCGGTTCTATCTGCCGGAAGGACCAGAACGGAAAAGGATTGAGGCCGAAAGCTACATCAGCGGCGGGGACGCGATGATCTCATTCGCCGTGACGCACCATACGATCAATCGCCTCGGCGCGTTGATCCGCACCTAGGAGGACAGGACATGCAGGAGCATTTGCGGGCTGGACCCGCCACAGGAGAGGTTTGCCCGACGCTTGCCGAGGATCTGCTGCGAGGCGCGGACGCCATCGCGCTCTTCGTCTTCGGCGACGCGAAGGAGCGGCGGAAGGTCTACTACTACGCCAGCGAGGCCAAGGTGCGGATGCCCACGTTCCGCATGGGCAACGTGATCTGCGCGCGGAAATCGAAGCTGATCGGCTGGATCGAGCAGCAGGAGGCCGCGCGATGAGCGACTTCCGCGTCCCGCTTTCCACCGACGATCACGTTGTCATCGGCAATCGCCTCCGGGAGTGCCGCGACGCGCTGATGCACGTCATGACCTCGGCCGTCCCCGGAACCCTGACCTATCAGGAAGCCGACCGGTCCCTCGCCGCGCTCGACCGTCTTCGCGCCGAGCTCGAGCACGATCTGCGGGGCACCACGGCCTACGAGCGCGACCCGCGGCATCTGGCCGGCAAGGTCTAATACGGCTTCGTCCGGTTCGTCGGCAGCGGCGACGGGCCGGAAGAGCACTGGAACGACGACTTCGCCGCCTGGGTCCTGGACGGGGAGTGAGCCATGGAGGACGCCATCCGCACGACCGAAGACATGGCCCATGCCGAGGCGTCGGCGGATGCGTCCACTGCGGCGCCCGCCGCCGAGCTTGAGGACCCGACCGAACTGCGCCTGCAGCTGCACCGCCACGGCTATCGACCGGTGCCGGTGCTGGGCGCGCATGTCGCGATGAAGGCCGCGGGCAAGCGGCCGATGATGAAGGGGTGGGAGACCGTCTGCGGCAGCGCCGACGAAGCCGAGATCGCTCGCTGGACCAAGGCGCAGCGCAACTGCACCAATACCGGCCTGCTCTGCGGGACGCTGGTCGGCATCGACATCGACGTGCTCGACCATCAGCATGCCCAACGGGTGACCTGCATCGCGACCGAGATGCTCGGCATGACGCCCGCCTGCCGGATCGGGCGCGCGCCGAAGATCCTGCTGACCTTCCGGACGGACGAGCCCTTCGACAAGATCCAGACGCCCGAGTTTCATATGCTCGACGGCACGGTGGCGCGCGTCGAGATATTGGCGACCGGGCAGCAGTTCGTCGCCTTCGGCATCCACCCGGACACGAAGGCACCTTATTACTGGCCCGAATGCTCGCCGCTCGACGTGCCGCTGCACGCACTGCCGCCGGTCACCAGGGAGCGGTGTGCGGCCTTCATCGCTGCGGCCGAGAAGTATCTGCGCAAGGTCGGCGGCTACAGCACCGCCGATCGCCGCGAGATCGAGCGCGAGGGCCGCAAGGCCGCAGGGCTCAAGCGGAACCAGGCGCCGTCGCGCGAACTGGTCGAGGAGGCCGTCGCCCACATCCCCAACGACGAGCTCCCCTATGACGACTGGATCAAGGTCGGACTCGCGCTCTACGCCGCGCTCGGTCCCGACGGCCGCGAACTGTGGGAGGGCTGGTCCGCGCGGGCGGACAAGAACGATCCGGAATACACCGCCGAGAAATGGGACAGCTTCTCATCCGTGCGCAGCGTGACCGTCGGCACGCTGTTCTGGCTCGCACGAAAGAACGGATGGCGCGCCGCGCGGGTGGAGCGGGTGCGGACCTCGCGCGCGCCCAGCCGTCCGGACGCCACAGACCAGGACGAGGTGGACGACGACGGCCGCCCCGTGATCCGCATCTACGCGGGCTTCCTGCATCAGACCGTCGACATGGCCGAAGGCGCGCTGATGCAGGCCGGGCTCGGCTACTATCAGCGCGGCAGCATGGTGGTGCGCCCGGCGATGGTGCCGGTGGCAGTCTCGGATGGGCGCACAGTCGACGCGCCCCGGCTGGTCGACGTCAAGGCGCACCACATGGCCGAAGCCTTCACCCGCGCGGCAAACTGGCAGCGTTTCGACAAGCGCGAGGGCGAGTGGCTCAGCACCGACTGCCCGCACAAGATCGCGGAGACCTTCCTGGCGCGCGAGGGCCAGTGGCGCCTGCCGGTTCTGACCGGGATCATCAACTGCCCGACCCTGCGCGCCGACGGCTCAATCCTCGACCTGCCCGGCTACGATGCGCAGACTGGGCTGCTGTTCGATCCGCAGGACGCCCATTTCCCGGTGCTCCCGCGCGATCCCGACCGCGACATGGCGCTGCGCGCGCTGGCCTATCTCAAGGACCTGATCTCGACTTTCCCCTTCGTGACGGAAGGGGATCGCGCCGTCGCCCTCTCAGCCATCCTGACCGCGCTGGTGCGCCGCTCGCTGCCGACAGCCCCGCTCCACGGGTTCAACGCGCCGACGGCTGGCACGGGCAAATCCACGCTGGTGGACCTCGCGAGCCAGATCGCCACCGCCCGGCCTGCGCCAGTGATCGCGCAGGGGAAATCCGAGGAGGAAATGGAGAAGCGGCTGGGCGCAGCGCTGATCGCGGGCGACGTGCTGATCGCCATCGACAACTGCGAGGAACCGCTGGGCGGCGAGCTTCTGTGCCAGACGATGACGCAGACGAGCCTCAAGGTCCGGATCCTCGGCAAGTCCGTGAACGCCGAGGTGCCGAGCAACGCCGCCATCTTCGCCACCGGCAACAACCTCACCTTCGAGGGCGACATGACCCGCCGCGCGCTCCGCGCCACGCTCGATGCCGGGGTGGAGCGGCCCGAGCTGCGCGCCTTCGACCGAGATCCCCTCGCCATGGTGACCGAGCGCCGCGGCGACTACGTCTCGGCCGGGCTGACCGTCCTGCGCGCCTTCCACATCGCCGGCCGACCGCAGCAGCGCGCCCCGCTCGGCTCCTTCACCGACTGGTCGCGCTGGGTCCGCGACGCCCTGATCTGGCTGGGCGAGGCCGATCCCTGCGACACGATGGAGGAGCTGCGCGGCGCCGACCCGAAACTCGAGGCGCTGACCTCGGTCCTGGAAGGCTGGCGCGAGGTGATCGGCCTGCAGCCCGCCAACGTCCGCGACGTGATCGAGCGCGCGACCGAGCAGCGACCGCAGCTCTACGGCCGCACGCAATTCGTGCACCGCGAGTTCCGCGAGGCCCTTCTGCGGGTCGCAGGCGAAGGCGGCGCGATCAACGGCAGGCGGCTCGGCAAGTGGATCGGGTCGCACCAGAATCGGATCGTGGGCGGGCTGCGCCTGATCAACGCGGGCGTGTCGGCAGGGTTCACGCGCTGGCAGCTGGAGCACGCGACATCGAACGGCGCGCCGGTCAACGACGGTTCTGAAACTTTCCGGAGCCGTGCCGATGCGTGACGTTCATTCCCGATCCGTCTGGTGGGTTTGGTGGCTTTGGTGGATTTCTCCCGGCCGATATCTGTGTTTGTCGCCCGAAGTGTCAGCGACGTGGAGGGTCGCGACACGTGACGCCATGCATCACGCCGCGACGCATGACGTGACAGTTTTCAGGAGCGGGCGGAAACAAACCCCCGATCTCCACCAAACCCACCAGACACCTCGTAAACGGACGGCGACGCCCGGAACGGCCCGCAAAAACTTCAGAACCGTCGGGAACGGTCGGGCTTGCCGGATCGCGGGTTGCCGGGCGGTTCCTCCTGCGCCGATCCGTATGTGGGGACCCGCAGCGCATAAGCCCGCCAGCGTCAGGGGGCGGAAATGACTAAACTCGACAGCGCCGAGACCAAGACCGCCTTCGCCACCCGCGTCGGCCTGACCAAGGGCCGCATCTCGCAACTGGTGGCCGAGGGGCTGCCGGTGCGCGCGGACGGGCGGATCGACGTGGCGGTGGGGCTCGCCTGGATCGAGAACAACCTCGACCCGGCGCGGCGCAACAGGGGCGGTGCCGCCAGCCCGACCCGTGCGGCGACGACGCTGGCTGAGGCCAAGCGGCTGCATGAGATCGTGAAGGTCCAGCGCGCCAAGCTGGCGTTCGAGCGCGAACAGGGCCAGCTGGTCGAGACCGCCGCCGTCACCAGGACCGTGTTCGCGCGCGCACGTGCCGAACGCGACGCGCACATGGCATGGGTCCAGCGCACCGCGCCCCTGCTGGCGGCCGAGCTCGGCGCCGATCCCCGCGCCACCTTCGCCGCCCTCGACCGGATGATGCGCGAGCATCTCGAACACCTGGCCGACCTGCCCTTGGGGAGCTTTGGCGATGGTGCCTGACATCGACCTCGCCTGGCGGCGCGGCATCCGCCCCGAACCGCCGATCCCGGTCTCGGACTGGGCCGACCGCCATCGCATCCTGCCGCCGACCTCGGCCGAGCCCGGCCGCTGGCGCACCAACCGCACGCCCTATCTGCGCGCCGTGATGGACGCACTCTCGACCGCGAGTCCTTACGAGCGCGTCGTGCTCATGAAGGGAGCGCAAACGGGCGGCTCCGAGGCCGGGCTGAACTGGCTCGGCTACATCATCCAGAACGCACCCGGCATTGCCATGCTGGTCATGCCCTCGCTCGACATGGTGCGCCGGAACACCACCGTCCGCATCGACCCGCTGATCGAGGCGACGCCCGCCCTGCGCGAACTGGTCGCCGCGCCCCGATCCCGCGACGCCGGCAACAGCCTGTTCCGCAAGTCCTTCCCCGGCGGCCAGCTGGTGATGACCGGCGCCAATTCCGCTGTCGGCCTGCGCTCCACACCCGTCCGCTACCTGTTCCTCGACGAGGTGGACGGCTATCCCGGCGACGCGGACGGCGAGGGCGACCCGGTCGATCTGGCGATCCAGCGCACCGCCACCTTCCGCGGGCGGCGCAAGATCTACATGGTCTCCACGCCCACGCTGAAGGGCCATTCCCGCATCGAGGCGGCCTTTGAGCATAGCGACCGCCGCTTCTACCATGTCCCCTGCCTGCATTGCGGCGACATGGCCCCGATCACCTGGGCGCGCATCCGCTGGCCCGAGGGGCGGCGCGACGAGGCGCATCTGGTCTGCGAAGCCTGCGGCGGTATCCATCACGAGCACGAGAAGCCCGGCCTGCTGGCAGCCGGTGAATGGCGTCCGACCGCCGAGGGTGACGGCCGCACCGCGGGCTTCCACCTCTCCGCGCTCTATTCCCCATGGGAGACATGGGCCGAGATCGCCACCGAGCACGGCCGCGTCCGAACGGATCCGCCCCGCCTGCAGGTCTGGGTCAACACCAAGCTGGGCGAGTCCTGGGAGGACCAGGCGGGCGACACCGTGCCCGCCGACCCGCTGATGGCCCGGCGCGAGGATTGGGGCGAGGCGCTGCCCGCCTCGGTCGCGGTGCTGACCGCGGGCGTCGACGTGCAGGGCGACCGGATCGAAGTGCAGATCCTCGGTTGGGGCCGCGACGAGGAGGCGTGGGTGATCGACTACCGCGTGCTATGGGGCGACCCGTCCGGGCCGCGGCTCTGGTCCGATCTCGACATGGTGCTGCAGGCGACCTTCCCGCATCCCGCGGGGCTCGATCTTCCGGTGCGCGCCGCCGCCATCGACACCGGCGGCCACCACACGAAGATGGCCTACGAGTTCTGCCGCACCCGCCTCGCCCGCCGCATCTGGGCTATCAAGGGCCGCGGTGGGCCCGGCATTCCCGTCTGGCCGCGCCGCCCGACGCGGACGAACAAGGGCAAGATCCCGCTGTTCATCGTCGGCGTGGACGCGGTGAAGGACGCGGTCTACGCCCGTCTGCGCCTCGGCGAACCTGGCCCCGGCGCGATCCACTTCCCCCGCCGCCTCGACGCCGACTACTTCCGCCAGCTGACCGCCGAGCGCGTCGTCACTCGCTTCGAGCGCGGACGCCCCATCCGCTCCTGGCAACCGAAGCGCGACGGCGAACGCAACGAGGCCCTCGACACCTTCGTCTACGCCTACGCCGCCCTGCATGGGCTGATCAGCATGGGGCTCAGGCTGAACGAGGAGGTCGAGGGGGTGGCGTCGGCATCGGCGCGGCAGGACCGCGAAGCGGGGCGGGTGATCCGGTCAAGTTGGATGCGCCAGATGCCAACTCCATAGCGACGTGAGTATCGCAGCCGTCAAATTTTACTTTCTTGTTTCTCTATCTTTTTTGAAAAGCATAAAACAGCTTCAACAGCGCCTAGATCTCTGCCGTGCGAACGCGCCCGCGGATTTATTCCAGCCATTGTATGCTTCATGCGGAAGTCTTCCCGCCTCTCCAGTCTGAGGCCAGACAATTCTCCAATCTCAGAAATAATCTCGGGAAGATCGTTATGAACATCCTTGTAGTAGGAATCTTGTACAACCAATACTGCACCACCATCACGATTCAGGGATGCGCTCAATAGTGTGAGAGAGCGCCTCATCTTGTGAAAATAATCGAGATGTGTCTTGTAATAGTATCCAGAAGACGCTTTCGAAGGGTGTTTCCGAACACGCTCCAAGAAATCAAGACACCTCACCCCAAGAAACCGCGATTTCCTCAGCCGAGCGACAGGCACACGGGTGGAACCAATCATTTTACGACTGAGCTCATCAATAGGCTCAGAGAATATTTCCGAAAGGATAGCAATTTCGATCCGTGTGGCTGCCGTGTAGTCTATGCGCGTACAGTATGGCGGTGACGTCAGAACCAGATCAGCGTGACGTCCGGTCCGAGAGTAACTGGTCGTATCCCCAAGTTGAAGTTGCGCAAATCCACGATGCCGCCCTAACAGAGCCTCTGAGTCCGCATGAGCAGCGAGAATGGCCGACATTTCCGCAAGCTTCGATCGAAATAAATCAAGAATGCTCTGGCGCTCAATGCTCACCTTCTCTTCAGTCGACTTAGGCCGCCTTATCCAAGTGGGGTTCGAGGCACGAAATGGCGCGGCAAGCTCCCTCGCCACTGAGAAGAGTGCCACGTAGAACGTTGACGCTAATCCAGAGATTCGGCTCAAGTTCACGCCGTTCGGGCCGAGGGTCATGCTTCCAATAAGCTGGGAGCGAATGGTGCGCTCGATACAACGCAGAACACCAGCTGCTGATCGATCAAACCAAATTTGCAACGGGTCATTTTCGTCGCAGCGCTGATGATCGTGCTTCACGCGGTTCAAGACGTCTTCCGCAAGAGGTTCAATACTGTCGGCTTCACTTGGATCGAGTAAACGCGCACGTGCTACGACAACCATTACAGGATTCAGATCTATCGCGAAGGAGTCGAAGCCAAGGCTGGTAGCTGCGTACGTTGTCGTTCCACTACCGTTCCACGGATCCATGATTAATGCGTCGGGCTTTAGCCCGGCGGAGACAATAATGTCTCGTGCAAAGGACTCGGGGAAGCCAGCGTAGTAGGGAAAAAACCCATGCCAACCACTTAGGGAACCAGGTCGCCTCTTCGGCGACGAAATTTTTAAGCCGTGAAAGTCTATTGCCGACACGAATGCGCTCTTTTCTCCCCGCCTTCAGTGCCATCGCCCGCTAGATAGGTGAACAAATCCCGAGCAAGCGCTGACACACTTTGTCAGCTCGATACCATACAGGATATAGGGCGGCAAGGATGCCCTTGCCGCCCCATCTTGTGGTCGAGTGGCCGCTACTCTGCGGCAGCGGCGGGCTGCCCAGAATCAACCTCCTCGGTGTCAGCCCGGCGCGCAGTATCGAGAGCTTCCCAAGTTCCGAGGTGCTGATGAAGCTTCCTACGGATCGCCTGGCGGCTCTCGTACCCGCCCCCGATGAAGGTCAGGGTCATCTTTCCCCGGACCTCCTTCTCACGAACGACATCGGACCAGAACGGCGCCTCCTTCTTCATGTCGATCTCGCCGATCTTGCGGCCAAGATCAAAGAGGTCGGTCCGGCCGAGTGTCGCATCGAGGTCATGGAAGACGGCGCCCAAAGCTCCCCAACCCGGTCCTGTAGTGTGGATCGAGCCCTTGGTATCCTTGAAACGGACCGAGCCCATGGCCTCCGCCATGCCAGTCAGATACTGCTGAACTCGGCCGAGGAAATCATCGACCGACTCTTCAGTCAGGCGCCGCTTCGCGTCATCCTTGTCCACGTTTGTTTTCTGCTCAGCGAATTGATCACCCTCAGCCGCCGCCCGAACGAAACGAACGAGGTTCTGAAGCACCACGAGCGCGGTCGACTTCTTGCCGAGCGAGGCGGACTTCTTCTCCATTCCGCCATGGGACTGGATAACCTCGGCCTCTCCAAGGCGCTTGGTGGCTTCGATGTAAAGGTCACTAGAATCGAGAGCCATAGCCATCGTCGGGCTGATCGAAGTCTGCTTGAAGTTGAAGTCCGCGAACAGCTGACGAAGCTCCTTGAGCTGAAGAGGCTGCTCCCTGTCCCGCGGTGCGAAGATGACAATCGGAACGGTGAAGTCATCCAAGAGGCTGTTCAGGGACTTCCTCTCTTCGGGCGTGAGGTCCTCGTGGTTGGCAAGCTCGACCAACTCAATGATCCCGGAGACGCGTGCGAGGCCATCGAGAACGATCCTCCCGCTCACCCGCGAGATGTCGAGATGAAGCGTTCCTGCCCCAGCGACGTCACCGCTCTCGAAGGGCTCAAACCGGATCCAGCGCCGGACGGCCACGGAGATCGCGGGGAAGGCGCCCAAGATTACCGCTTCCTTCTTGAACCGCTTCGTTATGTACGCCTGAATCCCCCGAAGCCGATCGGCAGTGGTGGTCCGCTGGAGCTGCTCGTAAATGCTCTTGAGCTCGGGCGGCTCCAGCTTCCGCCAGTGCCGGGACCTCGGGTCGTGTCCGAGAAGAGCCTCGAGACCGCGGGGCGTCACCTGGGTGGCGTAGGTGAAGAGGCGATGTCCATACGCGCCTTGAACGGCAGCGATGCGTACGGTAGGTTCAGTGGTGCGAAACATAGGCGTACTCCTAATGCCTAGTGCGTGGCCGTGAGCCACAGTGAACGCCGGCGAGGATCCAGCTCGTCGGCGTTTTCTTTTTCGGTGAGCTCGAGCGCGGAGTCAATCCCCGAACTTTGCGGGGAGCGCCTTCCCCGTAGATTTTTTTTGCGGGGAACGCAGGTAGCCATGCGGGGAACCCGGCTAAGGTCCCAAGTAATTTCCTGCAGATCCGATCTTTCCAAGGCCGCTGGGCGCGGCCCGCGCAGCCGGAGTGTCAGGGGAGACCTAAGGAATTCCCAAACATTCCCAATAGCTTGAGGCTCCGTTTCGGGCGATTCTGCTGCCCATGCGGACCCTTCTTCATCGCCTTCTCGGCCTCGCGCGCGCTCGCGGCTTTGATGCAGCGGGTGGCGGGCGGCGTTGGGAGGGGGCGCGGACGGTTGACGGGCTGAACGCGGCGATCCTGGCGGGCGCGACCACGGCGGCGCGGCGGGCCGGCTGGTATGCGCGGAACAACCCCTGGGTCGCGGCGGCGGTGGACAGCCTGGTCGGCAATGTCGTCGGCACCGGGATCAAGCCGCAGTCCACCCATCCCGACCGCGCGGTACGCGAGCGGCTGCAGGCGCTCTGGCTGCGCTGGACCGACCACGCCGCGCCGGACGGGCTGGCTGATTTCTACGGGCTGCAGGCCATGGCCGTGCGCGCGATGGTCGAGAGCGGCGAGAGCTTCGCCCGACTGCGTGTGGCCAGTGACGCCGCTGCCCTTCCTCTCCACCTTGAGCTTCTGGATCGCGAGCAGGTTCCCATGGACCTGCACCGCGAGATCGGCGGCGGGGCGCGGATCCGCGCGGGCATCGAGTTCGATGCCGCCGGTCGCCGGGTCGCCTACCGGGTCTTGTCCTCCCGCCCGGGCGATCCGCTGGGGTCTCTCCGCATGGACCCGCTCCGCGTTCCCGCCGCCGATTGCCTGCACCTGTTCAAGCCGCTCGCGGCGGGCCAGCTGCGCGGCATCACCTGGCTTGCGCCGGTGCTGCTGCGGCTGCACGAGCTCGACCAGTTCGAGGACGCCGCGCTGGTGAAAGCCAAGGTCGCGGCGCTCTTCACCGGTTTCATCACCGATCCGGATGGCACGGCGGGTGGCCTCAGCGGCACAAACACCGGCGGCGCGCTGACCGTGGGCATGGAACCCGGCAGTCTGATCCCGCTGCCACCCGGCACCGATATTCGGTTTTCCAACCCGACCGAGCACGACGCCTACGCGCCCTTCGTCAAGAACCACCTGCGCGCCGTCGCGGCGGGGCTCGGGCTGCCCTACGAGCTGGTCTCGGGCGACCTGGAGGGCGTCACCTATTCCTCGATCCGCGCCGGGCTGATCGAGTTCCGCCGACGCGTCGAGCAGCTGCAGCACAACGTGGTCGTGCATCTGTTCTGCCGCCCAGTCTGGGAGCGGTTCGTGCGCCTCGCGGTGCTGACCGGCGATCTGCCCGCGCGGGACTTCGACCGGAACCCGGACGCCTATCTCGGCTGCGAATGGCTCCCGCCGAAGTTCGACTACGTCGATCCGATGAAGGACGTGCAGGCCGAGATCCTGGCGATCGGCGCGGGGCTCAAGAGCCGGTCCCAGGCGATCTCCGAGCGCGGCTACGACGCCGAACAGGTGGATGCCGAGATCGCGGCCGACCGCGAGCGCGCGGTGGGGCTGGGGCTCGCCTTCGGCCAGACGGCCGCACCGCAGCAGAAGGAGGACGCCGATGGCTGACACAGCGATCACCCCGGCTCCGACGCGCTCAAACGTCGGGAATGACAACATTTGTCTTCTAACCCGCCGCGCGACGCTGGCGCCCGCGACCGCCGATCCGGAGGCCCGCACGGTCGAGGTGATCTGGTCCACCGGCGCGCCCGTGCGTCGCCGCGATATGGCGGGACAGTACATCGAGCGGCTGAGCCTCGCGCGCGAGGCGGTGGACCTGTCGCGCCTCGAAGGTGCCAGCGTCCTCGATGCACACCGCCAGAGTGCCGTCCGCGACGTGCTGGGCTCCGTCCGCAGCGCCACCGTTGACGGCAAGCGCGGCACGGCGCTCATCCAGTTCTCGGCCCGGCCCGAGGTGGAGCCGGTCTGGCAGGACGTGCTGGCGGGCATCCTGCGCCACGTCTCGGTCGGCTACTCCGTCGAGGAATGGGCCGAGACCACAGAGAACGGCGCGCGCGTGCTGACCGCCGTCCGCTGGACCCCTCACGAGATTTCCCTGGTGCCGACGCCCGCCGATCCCGGCGCCCACATTCGCATGGAGACAGAGATGACCGAGACGACCACCCGCGAGGCCGCCGACACGGCGCCGACCACCGAGACCCGCGCCGAGGCGAACGCCGAGATCCGCTCCATCGCCCGCATCGCCGGGCTGGACCAGTCCTGGATCGACGGCCAGATCGACGGAGGCGCCGATCCCGACACTGCCCGCCGCGCAGCCTTCGAAGCATTGGCGAAACGCAGCGCGCCCGCGATCCGCACGGAACAGGTCCGCGTCGAGATGGGCGAGAGCCAGGACGACCCGGCCCTCCGCGCCCGTCAGATGGGCGAGGCCCTCTATGCGCGGATCAACCCGCGCCACGAGCTCTCCGAGCCCGCCCGGCGCTACGCCTACTCGACGCCGGTCGACATGGCGAAGGAGCTGCTGACGCTGCGTGGCGAATCCACCATGGCGCTGTCGCCCGCGAGCCTCGTCACCCGCGCGCTGCACACGACCTCGGACTTCCCGATCATCCTCGGGGACACGGTGGGCCGGGTGCTGCGCGACGCCTACCAGGCCGCGCCTTCTGGCATCCGCCGGCTCGGCCGCCAGACCACGGCGCGGGACTTCCGTGCGGTGAACAAGATCATGCTGGGCGAGGCGCCGCTGCTGGAGAAGCTGAACGAGCACGGCGAGATCAAGGCCGGGACGATGGCCGAGGCGCGCGAGGCCTACAAGGTCGAGACCTGGGCGCGGAAGATCGGCGTCACCCGGCAGGTGCTGGTCAACGACGACCTCGGCGCCTTCTCCGACCTCGCCCGCCGCATGGGTCAGGCCGCCGCCGAGACCGAGGCGCGCATCCTCGTCACGCTCCTCGAGGCGGGCAGCGGCAACGGGCCGACCCTGTCGGACGGCAAGACGCTGTTCCATGCCGATCACGGCAACAAGGCGGGCACGGGTGCGGCGATCTCCGATGCGACGCTCTCCGCGGCCCGGCTGGCGCTCAGGACGCAGAAGGGCATCGAGGACCGCACTATCCGCGTGACGCCGCGCAACCTGCTCGTGCCGCCCGCGCTGGAGACCACGGCCGAGAAGTGGCTGGCCAGCATTGCGCCCGCGACGGCCGCCGATGTGAATCCGTTCTCGGGCTCGCTGTCACTGGTGGTCGAGCCGCGGCTGTCCTCGGCCACCCGCTGGTACGTCACCGCCAACCCCGGCGAGATCGACGGGCTGGAGTTCGCCTATCTCTCGGGCGCGGAAGGCCCGCAGGTCGAGAGCCGCTCGGGCTGGGACGTGGACGGCGTCGAGATCCGAGTGATCCTCGATTTCGGCGCCGGGTTCATCGATCATCGGGGCTGGTTCATGAACGCCGGGGCGTGAGCATGGCCGACTTCGCCCAGCTTACCGCCTGGCGCGATGCCCTGATGGCCGCCCGCTATCAGGGCATCCGGACCGTCGAATACGACGGCAAGCGCATCACCTACGCGAGCGACGGCGAGATGGCCGCCGCGCTCGCGGACCTCAACCGGCAGATTGCGGGGGCGACCGACCGCATCTCGGTCGTCCGCATCCAATCCTCGAAAGGGCTCTGACCATGCGCAACTACCTTCAGAACGGCCACATCGTCCGCGTCACGACGCCCGCGGGCGGCATCGCCTCGGGCGACGCGCTGATCGTCGGCAGCATCTTCGGCATCGCCGCCTATTCCTCGGCCGAGGGCGACCCGGTCGAGCTCTCCACTACCGGCGTGTTCCAGCTGCCCAAGGCCAGTGCCGCGGTGCTCACGGTCGGCGCGCGCGTCGCGTGGGACAACACGGCGAAGGAAGTGACCACACCGGCGGCCGGGCGGTTCCCCATCGGCGTCGCGGTCGAGGCCGCCGGGAACGGCGTCACCAGCGTCGCGGTGCGGCTGGATGGGGTGGCGACGGCGGCGGCGTGAGGATCAGTCGGCGTGCTCGCCCTCGCGGAACGCCATGTCGGTGATTTCACGGAGGCGGGCGCGGTAGTGCTCCAGCGTCCCGACATCGCCCCAGTTCATATGCTCGGGGCTGCATTCGAAGTGTTCGGCGCTGAGCGCGGCGAGGCGTTCGAGCATCGCGTCGATCTCGGTCTTGGCCGAGATGAAGGCGGCGAGCGCGGTGTCATTGGTCTTGGGCATGATGGGCTCCGGCAGAACGTCCTGATCCATCACGCTCTTGTCGGCTACGATTGCAAGTCGGGATCGACCGCTATTCCGAGGGTGCAAACGCGATCTCTTTGTCAGGAAACGCGTCACGCAAATTGACCATGGCCTCGTCAAACGCCCTGCCACCCCACTGGTTCAGAAAGGCGCAGGTGCGTCCTTCGAAGTGTAGGAGTTCGTCACCACCGCAGAAGTAGCGGCCTGGATCGAAATTCCGTCCCTCCCTTGCTCGGGCCTCCTTCGCCAAGCGATGGAAGTCCTCAGCCACCACCTCGCCCTCCACGGACACGAGGGCCCGATTGGCCCGCGGGCCACAATACTTGGCGACCTCTTCCGGTGCGATCCCGCTCTCCACGAGGTGGCGGAACACCTGATAGATCGCGTGTCGCTTCCGCAGGCCCGTCAGTTGGCGCCCGCCGAGGGTGACGTCGTAGCTGGTCCAGTCTCGCGTGTCCGTGCGCGCCTCGCGCTCCTTGCGCTTCTTCTCGGTGACGCGGACCTGGTATTCCGCGACCTCCGGAAGCGGGATGATCTGCTGGACATCAACGAGGACACGACCATCAAGGCCGTAGGGCTGGAGACGCACGCATCGGATGTCGATGCCACGCTCAATCAGCCAGAGAACCGATGTCGTAAGCTCGCGGCTGAACTCGGCCGAGGCCAGGACGATGCGGACGTCCTGCGCGAAGGCATCCTCATCGGGCTCGTCCCACCCGAGGAAGTCGAGCAGCTCGGCCCGCGCATCCGTGTCGGCCTTGCCGATCTGCGTGAGATAGCGAGCGAACACATCGGCGGCCTGGTCGAAGGTCATGGTGGAGACCATCGACGCGTAGCGGATGGCCTGCAGCTCCATGTGGCCGCCGTCCTCGGTCCGCTTCAGTTCGATCACCACGAGGTTGGCATCGCGGTCGATGCCGAGGAGATCGATGCGCCGGCGCGACTCGTCCCAGTCCCCGAACTCCTCCGCGATCACCAGCGTGTCGGATGCCACCACGGCGATGTTCGCCCGCAGCAGCCGCTGCAGATCGCGCCGCTCCTGCAGCTGCATCGTAAGCGGCCGTTTTAGGCCGCCTTGCATTTTTGGCTTGTGTGTGGGTGCCAGTTCCAGGGCAGTAGGGCGTCGAGCTGGAGGTTGGGGTGGTCGTGGATGCGACCGAGGACGTCGGCCAAGTAGAC